ATGAAATCGGTATTACTCGGCATTACGCTGCTGGCAACCGCGACCGGCGCGCTGGCGGCAGACAAACTGGTGAACATCACCAAACTGGAGTACGGCAAACAGTGGGCGTTCACCAAGGAAGAAGTGACGCTGCAGTGCCGCAGCGGCGGCGCGCTGTTTGTGCTGAATAACAGCACCCTGATGCAATATCCGCTCAACGACGCGGCGGAGCAGCAGGTGAAAAAGGGCCATCAGCGCGCGCAGCCGCTGGAGGTGATCCTGCTGGACGACCCTGCCGAACCGGGGAAAAAAATGAGCATGGCGCCGTTTATCGAGCGCGCCGAGAAGCTGTGCGTTGACTAACCGCTTGTTTGCCAACGCCTTGCCCAGCGTGCGCAGATTGATGCGCATTTGCCGCATAGTTATTTCGTCACGAAACTATCACGCGGCCGCCGGGCGGCTGGCAAAACTGGCGCGGTAGGCTACTCTTAAAGTGCACGGCTGAACAAGCCCTGCATTAAATGCCAACTTTTAGCGCACGGCTCTCTCCCAAGAGCCATTTCCCTAGACCGAATATAGGAATCGTATTCGGTCTTTTTTTGAGTTGTTGATTTTAAAGGATTTATTTTCGTTTGTCCGAAAATGTCCGAAATATGTCCGAATTTTGATATTCGGTCTTTTACAGCATCACGTACTCTTTCCCCCTCGTTTTGAGATATTTCAGCGTCATCATTTCCGTTGTATGTCCCAGCAGCTTTTGAGCAAATGCCTTGTCGTTCTGCTTTTCGTACAGGCGGCCGGACAGGCTTCGGATCTCGTGGAACGTCGGCGGGCTTTCCTGAAATTCCAAACCTGATGCTTTCCGCGCGGCGACAAATTTTTTCGTTAGCCCGTCGGGATGGATCGAACCATCTGGGCTATTTTTCCTGATGCCGGCGCTGATCATGAAGTCTGTCGTGCTGACCAATCGGCATCGGTCGATAACGGTGCCAAGCCGCAGGCCCATACATTTCAGTTCAAGATCAAGGGGGAGGGAGAGCAAAGCCCCTGTCTTGCCTTGTTCAACCTGCAGGCGTCCGTCAACGATATGGCTAAAGCGCATTTGTGTCAGATCCTCGCGGCGTTGGCCGGTGACTAGCGCGAGATCCATCGCCAGGCAGAACCACGGCGGCATTGTTTCCGCGGCCTCTCGAATCGGCCCGTATTGCTTCAGTTCCAGACGTTCACGCATCACGACAGCTTTCGCCGCGCGGGTAGGGGTCACTGGGTTGTTTTCGATGTGACCTTCCACGATCGCCTCGCGGAAAATATCAGACAGCACCGATCGCATGGTTGCGGCCATTGTCTTTTTGTTCTGGGCGATCCAAAACTCGAGAAATTCGGCGATGTGGCGTGTCGTGATTTTTGTCAGCACCATGTCGCCCAGGCGTTCCCGGATAATGGCAATTTGGCCAGCGCGCACTTTGTATGTGTTCTCGGCCAGTTCTCGCCGCTTGAATAGGACATGATACCGATCGAGCCAGGCGTTCAGCGTGTATTCGTGGCTGCCCTTAATTTTCTCCAGGAGCAGAACGGGAGAGTAATTTTGTTCGATATAGTGGTTGGCTTCAATCGCCTGGGCGATAGCCTCGCGTCGCGAAATCTGACCGAGAGAGATCTCCTTTTTGGTGACTGGATTGCGCCAGTAGAACGCGTTCCGGTTTCGGCGGAATGTCAGGTTTTTCGGTAAGCGCATGTCATAACCCTCCCTTCGCCGTGCCATTGATTACTTTCTCCATGAACGCGAGCCTCGCTGGATTTGGGCTCTGCGCTTCCTTTATTTTTCTCCCCAGGTTGAAGTCCTTGGGGTTGATGTAAATAGTCCCTGGTGTCAGCCGGTACTGCTTGCCGTGCTTCTCCGCCGGCGGGTAAAAGTTTCCGTTGCGCGCCCAGCGCCAGAGCGTCTGGATGCTTGGTTTTTTATCGGTGTAGTTATCATCTCGCCATTCTTCGAGAGTCATCCATTTAGCCATTGGTCATGCCTCACTACTCAGCACAACCGGCCACAATATTAGTCGTGGCCGGCGTTGTGCGTTGATTTTCCAAAATCAGCCCTGAAACTCTGGGCGCATATCGTCGAGCGCTAGCTGGAAACGCTCCATGTCATCAGCGCTTAGATCTCGCTCTGACCGTCGCACCAGAGCCTCTACCGCGGCGAACTCCTCGGCGCTCCGGCAGTTTTTCAGTTGGCTACTGATGCTGCCGCATGCGGTGATCTGCCGGTGGCGTTTAATCACTTTGTTTTTCAACTCGGTGTAAGCGGCGATCCCCAGCTTTTGACGTAACTCTTCAACCTGTGCGCGGATATTTGATGCTTGGTCTGTTGTTTCTGCCTGATCGATAGCTGTCCGAATGCCGCTGGCAATATCATCCGTATCGACAGGCGGGGCGCTCTGCTGTACAGGTGCGGCGACAGGTCCGTCCGCAAGCTGGCTCACACTGACGCGCGAGGCGCCTCGCTGCGGGTTAATTTCGCGTTCTTCCGTCTTTTCCAACTCGTCGATCGTGTAGACACCGAGAATCACTTCCGGGCAGTACAGGCGTGCCCAGCGCTTCACTGCCAGATAGGCCAGTTGTTGGCGCGGATCATCAGCCCAAAGCGTAGAGTTGCGGGTGCGGGCCTGCGCCAGCATGAGCACTAACTCCCGTGGTTTATCCTCCCCCCTCAGCGTTGCCCAGACGCGGATCCCGATCCCTTCTTCATCAGCCAGGCGCCAGCCAGGAATGCGATACTCCCCTTTATCCCCTTTGCGAATATCAAATTTGCCGATCACCTTTTCCCACGGACCGAACCAGTCATAGTTGATGCGGTCGACCAGCGGCCCGCGGGTGGAAATCACCGCATTAACCAGTTGCGCCTCGTACCCGAGAACGCCGCTCACGATGAAAGTTTTCTGAGCCACCGCGAATGGGTTCATTTGCCACTGGGCGGCCTGCATGGCGATCGCCATGCAGTCGGCCGGGTTCCCTCGCAGATGGGCGGGGATCGTCGCTGTACCGCTCGCCATGACCTGCGCAAATTGGTTGATAGCGGTCAGGTATTGCGGGTTGAACAGCGCGATGTTCGAGTCAGTGACCGACGCCGTTTTTTCTTCAGGAATGCTGATATTGCTCATAATGTTTTTGCCCCTTACGCAACGCGCAGCGCTTCCATGCGGCGCTGGTCATAGTCGTTTAAGTCGTCGACGATCTCTTCGGTGATCGGTGCCGGCCAGGTGTCGGTGTCGAATGCGTTTTTGATGTCTCGCAGCGCCTTTTTGTACTCAAGCCGGCCAAGCTCAAGCAGGTCAGGAGAAGCCTCGACGATAGCTACCCAGTGATAGCCCTCGTCTTTGTTGACGAAAATCCAGAAGAACTGGTCAAAGGCGGCGATGTCGCTATACATGGCGGCGCTGAGGTGGTAGTCCCGATCGATAATTTCCCGGTGCAGCTTGGCGCGCAGCGCGTCTTGCTTTACGCGGCCCATGCTGACTGATTTCAAATCCACACCTACGCGCACGCTGTTAAGATCGATCTCAAGGTCAGGGCGGACGCGGACCTCTAGGCCGGTTTCCTCATCAAAGCCGAAATAACTTGCTTCAACCGCACGCTGCTCATGCTGCAGTAGCGGACCCGCTGAAGGATGGGTAAACAGCGCACGCTGAATGGCTTTGGCGTGTTGCATTTGCTGCTGGGTTACCAGCTGACGGCCGTCATCAGAGTTTTTCCAGGCATCGAGCAGTTCGTCGGCAAAGATGGCTGTTGGCAGAATCGTTTTGATGCGCGCCGCCATGTCTTCTTTGTTCCCGCTGACCGACAGCGGAGCCGGGATCGCAACTTCACGAGCCGCAAACTCAGGATCGATGATTGCCAACTGCTCGAGTAGCGCATCGCGGCCACCGCTGACCTTAAGCGGTTCAGGCAGCGTGCTGTTGTACTCTTTGATGCAGGCTTTCATGGCTGTAGCGGTGAATTTCTGGCCGTCAGGAATAGTCTGGAATTCCGGCGGCAGCAGGGAGTAAATTCGGCCTATTTCGTCCGCATTACCGCCCAGCGCGTAAGGTGTTGGCAGCTTCGCGTTGTGTTCATCAATGACGGTGCGCAGAGTGTCCGTATCCGCCATTTTCGGCAGCGTATCGTTGTGCTGTTCAATGAATGCGCGCATTGAGGCGGTATTCGTGAAAGCGCCGTCCGGGATAATCGGCTCTACGTTGAAATCTCGCTCCAAATTCTCTGGCTCAAGCGCCAGCGTGTGCACCAGCGAGCCGAACGTCAGCGCGTCGCTGCGTTCCCGGCCGATCGTTTTGATGACGTGGCGCCCGTGGTAATACATCAGGCTGATGCGCGCGTCCTTCACCTGTGTGCTGCTGATGCCGTTCGCAGCGTGATAGGCTGTGTTTGAAATATCAGCGTAACGACCTGGCTCGAAATACGCCTGCGCGTAATCTGCTGCAGGCTCACTTTCTTGTTGTTGCGTTACTTCCGCTTTTTCTCCGTCATTTGAGGCTTCGTTGCATGTCTGCTCTGGCGTCGGCGGCTGCTGGGTATCTTCGCTCGGCTCACTTTCAACCTGCACTGCAGCCAGCGGTGAGGCCTCGAAAAGAGTGGACACATCGAAGCGGCCACCGCCTAAACTGACAAGCTCTGGCTCTGGCTCTGGCTCTGGCTCTGGCTCTGGCTCTGGCTCTGGCTCTGGCTCTGGCTCTGGCTCTGGCTCTGGCTCTGGCTCTGGCTCTGGCTCTGGCTCTGGCTCTGGCTCTGGCTCTGGCTCTGGCTCTGGCTCTGGCTCTGGCTCTGGCTCTGGCTCTGGCTCTGGCTCTGGCTCTGGCTCTGGCTTTGGCTCTGGCTCTGGCTCTGGCTCTGGCTCTGGCTCTGGCTCTGGCTTTGGCTCTGGCTCTGCAACCAAATGCACGGCATCCGGCGCCGCGCCGAATTCATAGACGCCATGCTCAGACAAATATTTCTCAATCCAGCCGCGGAGTGTGGCGGGGAAGTGGTACATATCAGACGATGGAACATTGCGGACCACGCCGAAAATTGTCTCACGGCTGTATTTTAGGATGTTCGGGGCAGCGCGCAGCGCCATTGACCAACGCTTAAAGTCTTCGTCATCGTTTTTTATTTTTTTCTGCGCCCAGCGATCGATCTCACCGGCGATATTTTGGCAGTCGACATCACCGACCCACAGCGCGCAGGCGATCTCACGGTCAAGGGCGTCATGCGTTTGGGTATAGCCGCGCTTATGTACAGTTTTCGTCGTTTCTGCTTCTGGCTCCTGGGCCGGTTTCAGCAGTTGCTCAACGTATTTGCGGATATTGATGAAGGTCGATTCAGGATCGGTTTCTTCATAGCGACGCGCGACCCCGGCAACGAAAGCCGCGAAGCGCTCGGGATCCATGCAAGAAACGGCAGGCAGGCGTAGAGCCTGCAGCATATCGGCGATATAAGCAGATTCGCCGCTCAACGCGGTGTTGATGACATTGGTCATCTGCGATTTACTCAGCACGGTGTCGATCACCTCGAAGCCGTGCAGGATGACGGCGACAGCCCGCGTGTCAGCGCTCATTTTTGCGAAGTACGCTCTCGGCTCTTGCCCGTGGGCTGGCTCTCCGCCGTCATTGGTAGCCTCGTTTGCCGCTCCTGCATCACCTGCAGGTTTGTGCTGCTCCTGCACTTGTTCGCGATCAGTCGCAGGGATGACCTGCCACGACAGGTTATCGTCCAGTTTGTAGCGCAGGCACCAGGTATCACAGAACGCCGCTTCTGGCGGCAGATCGTCAACAACGGGGTAATTGGTGCGCACCGGCTTGAAGTAAGCGGATTGATCCAGCTCTGCGTCCTCGATGTGGTTTTCGAGGTCACGCTTTGCCCGCGCATCGTTCTTTGCTTCAAACCAGATGAAAAGCGAGGGTTTCCCTGACTTTTGCTTTGCCTTTAAGTGATAGGCGTAGACGTTTTGCATTGTGCAATTCTCCTGAGTTTTAGGTAGAATGCAGGCCGATCGGTGCTGCATCCTCGATGTGGTCATTGGTCATGCCTCGGCTGTTAGGGTTGGTCCCCTGGCAGCCCGTCACCGGGACGTTAAGCCGGTAGACTGGCCCGCCTTGTGCGGGCCTTTTTACTTTTAATCGCAATAACTCATTCGGCAGTGCGGACAATCAATAATGTGGGTGCTCGCTGCCTTTTCTACGGAAATTCCTGAAACAAAGTCGCCGTGTTTATTCTCAACTGGAACATAAACATCTTTGTTGCAACGGAAACAAATCCCGTCAATTGGCGAGAAATTCGGAAGGCGGTTGTCATTGCAATATTGGCTCTGAGCCTCAATTGCTAATTCAGTGTTGAAAGTTTGCATTATATAAACCCTCTCTTTGATTTATTGAAATGCGCCCTACGAGTTGACGCCCCGGGAGGGAAACGCATGACGCATTTCAATATTTTAAAAAAGCCCCACCATCGCTGGCGGGGAAGACTACACACAGCAATTAGTGGGTTGTGCGTTCTGCTGAGCCGCCAAGCATTGCCATCATGAAGGCCAAAAGCATTTCTTTCTTTTCGTCGCTGGTAATTAAATGACCGTCAGTAATATTGTTTGCTTTGCGGTAAATTTCTTTTACTGCGCAGTCAGGACAATCAAATTCACCGAGATCGGTTCCGTCTGCTAAAACTGCACCAACAGGTAATTCATCGTTTTTGGTCTTGGCGATATATCCAATCACATTATCGTTTTCAGATACGGAATGAATACCTGCGTGAATTTTTTCACAAACTAAAGTTGCGCTGGTTACTTTCATGGTCATGCCTCATTCGATTAAAGTGCGTGTTTGGTTCTACCCATTATTTCGGGCATTTTTTCACTGCTGTTTCAGGTGGTGCTTTAGTGTGTGCCGGCTGGCTCGAATTCCGGCGGGATCCGCAGGGATTCAAAAGGGCGCTTGATGGCCCGTAGATTGCCGACCGGTTCGAACCGATAGCGGCCTCGGATGTAATCGAACGATGCTACCCACGGTGCGCCGGTGCGCGTGTTGCGGAGGCTGACGGCCTTACCGCTGTTTGGGACGATCTTGCTCATTACCATGCCCCTTTAAAAATCAGTGCGGCTACGATGACTCCCGTCCAGAACAGGCCGCAGGTGCCGACGACAATTACAATCCAGAAACCTCTGTCGCTCATGATTGCCTCGGTGGCGCCCCGTAGGGCGCGGTGAGTGTTACTGGAGAGCTGCGTTAAATTCTGCTTCTGACATGGCCTCTTCGCCTTCCGCCAGACTGTCGAAATACTCTTCGTATGATGTGAACATCGTGTTGCCCTCTGCTGTGTGGTCTGTTGGTCATGCCTCAGTGCTGTCTTTCCAGCTGTCAGAACGTTTTTCACCTGCTGCGTTAGCGAATCATCCCGGTCTTCGTGCGCCCCGGGCGGCTACTTCGTGGGCTTCCTGCCTGTTCGCTGCTGCTTGATGAGATGTATTAAAGCACTGGTTTATTTTTGTGTCAATCTATGGTTTGTTTATTTTGTAAACCAAAGGTTTATGCTTGGCAGGTAGCAGCAGGTTAATTCATATGATGAATAAAGAAAAACCGGCACAGATGGCCGGTAGATTAGAGGGAAAAACAATCTTATGGAGAAGAGGAGGAAACGTTATGGTTTTTTCAGGTACAAATTTAATAAAAACGTGATGACTGGCATAGCTATTGAGAGGAGCAAAATTCCCAACATCCAAACTTTGAGCTCAGATGATTTACTGGCAACAAAATCTTTACCGGCCTTACTTGATATTTTTTCATCAATATCAATAAGTTTCTGCAAAATTACACTTACATCAGTATCAGTTTTAGACGTGATTGACTTTACATCTCTGATGTCTGATCTAGCTTCCGCAAGGTTAATCTTGATATTTTCAACATCAGCCTCTAGCTTGGCTACGCGAGCTTCAAACATGTCACTTCCCCCACCGTTGCCATCACCATACTTACTAGTATGGGGGGGAGAGGACACCTTTTCAATCTCTCGAGTGTTGTTTGGGAAGTTATACATTCTTGCCATTACGCCCCTCGCTTACAGTAGAAACGTAAAAATAACTTTTGTAACAATTGATAGGGGAGCCTGTTTTATTTCCCTCAGTATCATTAAGGAAAAGAGATACTTGGATCGTATAGGTGCCATGTTTTGAAAGGGAAACACCCCGAACAAACATTGATGATAAATAAATAACCTGCTGGTCATCAGTGAAGACAGTTACTGGATTTTCTAGATAGCCATTCGCCACGTCTTCTTCTTGAACGATTACTGATTTTTCATCGAATAATATATCAACTTCAGTAGTGATCTCCTTGTTCACTGGCAAGACCAACCCAGCTGTTACTATTAGGGTATATGTAGCTTCAGGAATAACATTGGCAATAAGTGGTTCTGGTGTATATATACCGCCAGCCACCATTCCTGGGCGCACCAGTGTCGGATAGGCAAAACAAATTACGTCAGTGACCATAATTTTACTCTTCGGAAGATTTGTGTCGGCCTCGCAGGTACTTCTCAACATATTCATCAAGTTCTTTTAGTCGAGCACTAAATACTGAAACCATATTTTTTTGTTCTATATCAGGAAGTTGTCTGTATAGTTTCAGCAGTTCAACCTCATCTTTACTCAACCCACTATTTTCTTCAACGCTCTCACCGTAAAGCCAAGCAACAGAGACTCCTGCTACTTCTGCAATGGCTATTGCAGACTTTTTGCTGATTACGCCTTTTTTAAACCAGCCGTTCACCGCCTGGGGGGTAACCCCGGCTATACGTGCCATGTCGGCTTTGCTTATGCCTCTATTGGTTAACTCGGTGAGCCTAGAGACAAGCTGACTATCATTCGATGATTCTTTTTTCATGCCTCATTGTAAACGTTTGGTTTACTCCCTCCAATACACCTTGGGTTTGCAAAAATTATAAATCTATGGTTTATTTATGCGTCAATCACAGGAGGATACCTATGACAGCTTTAGACAATGCAATTCAGGCCGCAGGCTCCGCTCGTAAGTTAGGTCTTGCTATCGGTGTATCTGGGATGGCCATTAGCCAGTGGAGAAAAAAATACCTCGGGGTGGTTCCTGCCGCGCGAGTCTTGCCCATTTTTCAAGTTACAGGAGTAACTCCCCATGAACTCCGTCCCGATCTCTATCCAAACCCCAGCGATGGAATGCCACAGGCTAATCAAGATAGCAGCTCTATTAATTAAGGATTGATATATGGAAATCAAACACGAGCAGATCCGCGACGCGCTGCGCGGATGGGCCACGGAGGCCACTCAGCGCACGGTCGCGGTGGAAATCACCCGCGCTTACTTCAAGTTGGAGATGCAGGCGCCGCAGTTGGCGCAGATCGAACGCGCAGACGGCAGCGTTGATGATGCTGCATGGCACAACAACAAGCAGCAGATCTTTCGCTGGCTCGACAGCGATAGTGCTGGCGCCCGCCAGAAAATCCAGGAACTGCAGCCGGCGATCCTTGCTGCGCTGCCGGCGGTACTGCGCGCCCGGCTGGTGGCGGGGAACAGCATCGAATACCTGGCAATCCGCGCGCTGAAGGAACACCAGGAGGCGATCGCCGCCGCGTTGCTGCACGCATCACCGGCAGATTTTGAAAGAGAGTGCGACGAGGCAGAGCGCAGCTTCTACGAGCTGCGGCGAGCTTACAGCGCACTGCATTAACCGAGGCATGACCAATGACCATTAATCACGACGATTTCCTGCAAAAGCAGATCACCGCGCAGCTGCGCGAGGCACGGTTCGACGAGGCGGTCGCCACGACGTCGGCGGCGGCTGCCGTACAGCACCAGCGCCACAATCCGAACATGAAACTGCCCGACCTGTTGGTCTGGGCGCGAAGTTTTGCAAAGCACTGCCAGCGTTTGAAAGGGAAGCCAGCGCCGCAGGGAACACGCGCGACGGCGCGAAACTGACCTTTTAGAAACGCAAACCGTAACGCTGTCGGCGTTACAGATTACAGAAAGTTGAGGCACATATGGCGGCAAGTTGGATCAAGGTTGAAGTGATAACCCCGGATAAACCGGAGGTGTTCCAGCTGTCGGAAATCCTGAATCTGGACCCGGACGCCGTGTTAGGCAAGTTGGTCAGATTATGGGCGTGGGCCGATCAACAGACCATTGACGGTAACGCAAAGTGTAACGCTGCGAGCGTTACAAAAAATGCAGTTGATCGGATCACTTTCGTTTCCGGTTTTGCAGATGCGCTGATCAGCGTTGGCTGGCTGGCGCTTGATGGGGAGACGTTGGTTTTTCCGAACTTTGAAAGACATAACGGGAATTCATCGAAAAAACGAGCACTTACGAATAATCGCGTTGCACTTTCCAGGAAGGTGAAACGCGGGAGTAACGCAAAAGGTAACGCAATTAGTAACGCTGCGAGCGTTACAGATGCGTATCAAAAAGCGTTACCAGAAGTAGAGGAAGAAGAAGATCTAAAAGATAAACCCCTCTCTCTATCGGGAACGGGCGAAATTTCACCAGATGGACAGGGAGCAGGGCCGACACCCTGGGAAGACCAAGACGACGAGAACCCATGCGGAAAATTTCCGATGAGCACCAGCTGGGCGCCGACGGTTGATTTCCAGCGATTGGCGGCGTTGTGGGGCCGAATTATCGACGGCCCGGCGCCGGGATATACCCCGCAGGAGCTGGCGAGCTTCCAGGCGTACTGGAAAGCCGAGGGCAGGGTATTTAACCAGACGCAGTGGGAGCAGAAATTCGCCGACAGCGTGCTCTACGAGCGCCAGGCGGCGGCCAAACGAAAGCAGCATGCAGGAGGTTCAAATGCGACCAAATACACCGCAGCAGCCGCTACCGCTCAGCAGCAGGTCAGGGCCGCACGAAACGCAGAACGGCAGCGACAGGGCTTGGCTCCTCTGGGAGACGATGGCGGGGATCTACGCCAACCGCTGGGTGACCAAGAACGGGGTGGCACCATCCACGATCTGGGGCCAGACGATTTCGAAATTCACCGATGACCAACTGGCCTACGCCGCGCGCCGGTGCATGGAGCGCTGCAGCGCCGGTAACCACTGGCCGCCTGATCTTGCGGAATTTACTGCGATCGTCGGCGAGTGCACGGCCAACCCGTTCGGCCTGTCGGCAGACGACGTCATGACCGAATACCGGCGTTGGCGCAACGAATCTTGGCGTTTCGACGGCGCAGATAGTTTCGACTGGCGCCACCCGGTGCTGTTCCAGATTTGCCCGGAGCTCCGCCGCGCCGGCGTAGAGCGCAAGCTGGGACACAACGAACTCGCCGCACTGGCCGGCCGGCTGCTGGCGAAATGGGCAAAGCAGGTGGAAATGGGATTCTCCATCCCACCAGTGCGAAAAACGAAAGCGCTGGAGAACAGGCCGCCGGGCGACGCACAAGTCGCTGACACGGACGGCCGCTATCAGCGAAAGGGCATGGAAATGCTGGCACGGATCCGCGCCAGCATGGGTAACAACAACGTGAAATAACCGAGGCATGACCAATGACCAGAATCACAACACGGCAGTTTGTCGAACTAATCCAGGGCAAAAATCTCTCCACTGCAGAGATCCGCGCCCTAACGCATGAAAAACACCCAGGGAACAGCATGACACGATCGCAGATCTGCATTCGGCTGAAATCGATGCTCCGGTCACCAAACGTGAACATGATCCGGACCGGGCAGGGGAACAAGGCGCGCTATCACCTGATAGGCGTGAATGAGCGTTTCTACGAGCTGGGGGAGGTTAATTTCCGGCCAGCCGGGCAGAAAACCAGACCGGACAAAACGCTGTGGCACTTCAACCCAGTAGAACTGCGGTTTTGCCACATGCACAAAATGTTTGATCAGGCGCTGGCTGGTGTGCGTGGGAGGGCTTGCTGATGTTCGGTTTATTCCTGCTCGTTTGCTACACCTACCAGCCGTGCGATTACGTTCCGCAGGGGTGGGTATATCCCGATCGCTCCAACTGCCTCGACGATATTCGGCAGCAGTCCCTGCCGGCGCAGTATGAGTGTTTGCCGGTTGACGGAGTGATCCCGGCGCGGCGCCAGGAGGTCGAAGGTGCTGACTGATAAAACCATCCTCGATATGTGCTGCGGCCCGCGCATGTTCTGGTTCGACAAAGAAGATGATCGCGCTGTATTCACTGATAAGCGCCGGGAAAATCACATCCTGTGCGATGGCCGGAAACTGGTTATCTCCCCAGACTTGATCGCCGATTTCACCGCGCTGCCGTTTGCAGACGGTAGTTTTCCTGTTGTCGTATTCGACCCGCCGCACCTGGAGCGCGTCGGTCCCAACGGCTGGCAGGGCAAAAAGTACGGGAAGCTCGACCGAGAAACATGGCGCGATGAGCTGAGCGCCGGGTTCACTGAAGCTTTCCGCGTGCTGCGGCCACACGGCGTGCTGATCTTCAAATGGAACGAAACCCAGATACCGGTTAGTCAGATCATCGCCCTCACAGACGAGAAGCCGGCTATCTGGCAGCGCACCGGAAAGAACGACAAAACGCACTGGATCATTTTCGTGAAGGGGAATGGCAATGCTGACGACTAAGCAGTTGAGAGCGCGCGCTAAGTTCTGGCGCGAAAAGGCAGTAGGGGCGAAGTGGGAATCGGTGAGTATCGCGCAGGACATGCTGCAGAACGCCGACGCTTTTGATGAGTTGGCGGCTAACCGGGAGGCGCGGCCGGTATATCAGTACCGCATGCGAAACCCGTACAACGGCCAGGTGACAGATTGGGAAACCATCAAGCCTGAACAGGTAGATTTCATCCTGAAGGAAACCATTGCGGCCAGCGTTGAGTTTCGAATCATTGCCGCCCCGCCAGCGCCGGCAGAATCTATGCCTGTTGCGTGGAGTGGGTGGGCTTGCCAATACCCTGGTCACATGCCGAGATTGTACGGCGAGAAGGCTATAGCAGAGGTGAATTGCGATTACGAAGGGGGAATGCGGCTGTTGTTCCTGTCTTCTGCCCCGCCAGCACCAGCCAACGCGCAGCCTGTAGCGTGGGAAATGCGCTACTGGAACAGCGGCCACAACTGCTGGCACGATTGGGAGCGCATCACAGCAGAACAGCACGCGGAGATGAGCGTGAAGTTTGCGGCGAACAACGATTACGAGTTCCGCGTTTTGTGTGCAGCACCGACGGCGCCAGTAGTGGTGGAGGTGAGGCGGTGATCTGGTGGCTAATCTTTACGTTTCTGTTCGCCATTGGCGCCGGCGTTGTTGGTTTCTGCTTCTGGTGCATTGTCGGTGGTTGCTTTGCTGACGATGCTGGTGACCACCCGGAGCGCCGCAATTACGACTAATTCTCAAACCCGCTACGGCGGGTTTTTGTTTTGCTGCATACTGCACAAATTACTGTTTATATATACAGTATTTTGGTGTAATAATTAAAACACGAAGTGAATCCGAGAATGTCGGAGAAAAATATAATGAATGTAAAACAAGATGTTGCTCATATTTTGCCCGAGAATGGTCGGGCGCTGGTTTACATGACCCACGGGGCGATAACTGCGGTTTTACCGTTGAAGGAGAGCCAGATCGTCGCCGATACTGAGCTCATGATTGTGCTGCTCCGACGTATGGGCTACGACGTCCGGAGAAAGTGATATAATCCTCTCATCAGCCTGAACAGCTGATCACCTGCTGCGCCACCACGGAGACGAAAATGGCGCAGTATTCGTTTTACAAATCCCAAGGCGGGATCCTCGTGCCGGCAACGCCCGACACGGCCGATTTCGTCACGAACAAACTCAAGCTGGGGGCGGTCGTCACTGGCGAGTTTAAGCGCGCCCGGAATCCCGGACTACACCGCAAATTTTTCTCACTCCTGAATCTCGGTTTTGAATACTGGACCCCGACTGGCGGTGCAGTATCAACGTTTGAGCGCCAATTTCTCCGCGGGTATATCAATCGCCTGGCGCGCCATGTTGACGATGCTGGCGTGTTCTATGCGCTGGCGGACGAATATCTGCAGCTGGTGGCCGAGAAGCGCGCCGAACGGCTGACGATTGCAAAATCCTTCCACGCTTTCCGCCGATGGGTAACCGTCGAAGCGGGGCATTATGACCTTTTTGAACTCCCCGACGGTTCGACCCTGCGCGAGCCGCGATCGATCTCATTCGCAAAAATGGACGACCTCGAATTTAACGACCTGTACCAGGCAGCGCTTAACGTGCTGTGGACCTTCATCTTAAACAAATCCTTTCCAACCATCGCCGAGGCAGAGAACGCCGCGGCTCAACTCCTGGAGTACGCAGCATGAGCAAACTGACAGACGAAGCCCGCGGCCGTGATTGCCAAATCAGGATCCCCGGCATCTGTAACCGAAACCCAGAAACAACCGTCGCCGCACATTACCGGCTGGCTGGCACCTGCGGCACTGCAATAAAGCCAGACGACACACAGGCAGCGTGGGCCTGCAGCGCTTGCCACGATGAAGTAGACCGCCGCACGCGCCTTATCGACGCGAACGACGCCCGACTGATGCACGCCGAAGGCGTCATGCGCACGCAAGAAATTTTGAGAAAGGAAGGAAAGCTATGATCTACCCCGACAACATCGGTAAAGGCGACGGCAAAGAGCTGCATTTGCGTGCATTGGAGCGCGTTTGGATACAAGGGCGGCTGAAAATGTGGGGCCGGTGGTCAGGGATGGAAAGTTTCGGCAGGGCCGGCAACATGTTTAACCGACTTCTGACGAGCAACAAGGTGACAAAAGCGGCGATCACCCAGGCGCTCAATCAGCTGAAAAAGGCGGGATGTGAGCAAGAAGAATTGCGCCAGTATTTGCTCGACATTCTGGAGGGAAAACAAAAAAGCAGCCTGGCATTTTGCACTGATTCCGAGGCGGCTATTATGGATCGGGTGATCGGTGCCGTTCTGCTGGATTACCCAGGGCTTAAATTTATCATTCAGCAGCGCTATATCGGGAAAGGAAAAAGCCTGAAGGAGATGGCCGCAGACCTGCATGATTACCGCCCTGATTGGTGCATGCGTACCTGCGAGACGCGCGTCGCGGTGTGGGTGAAAACGGCCGAATTCATGCTTTACCGCCCGATGAGTGATGCATTTGAGATGAATAGCGAGCGATTTTATCGTTGACTTTGCGCGGAAATTGATTAAATTGATATAAGCTTCGCGAAGTTATATCCGCAGCGACAAATTCAAAAGAAACCCGCCATCGTGCGGGTTTTTTTATTTCCCCGTTCTGATGGGCGCCCCGGAGAGTTGCCGCTCCCCGAGGCAGTATGCCCGCGTCAACAGTCACGAGCACACCCCTCTATTGGAGTGCCGAGACATTGAAAAATCATTCAAATGCTGTTGTGTCACGCGCCAGCGGAAAGCCCGCGCCGATCGTCTATGCTGGCGAAACCGTCGGTTATGGATGTGACGATCTCCACGTCGCAACGATCCCCGTTTGGCTTGCCCGTCTGGTGATCAGCCATTTTCACTACAGCAAGCGCGTAGTGAACAACTCCTATCTGCACCTTGGGATTTTCGACGGCCGCGAACTGGTGGGCGTCATGCAGTGGGGCTACGCAATGAACCCGAGCAGCGGGACGCGCGTCGTGACCGGCACCGGCAACCGCGAATACATGGAGTTAAACCGCCTCTGGGTGCATGACCGGATGCCGCGCAATACTGAATCGCGCGCAATCAGCTACGCGCTGAAAACTATCAAGCTGCTCTATCCCGCGGTGGATTGGGTGCAGACGTTCGCCGACGAACGCTGCGGCCGGTTCGGTGTCGTGTATCAGGCGAGCAATTTCGATTACGTCGGCAGCCATCAAACGACGTTCTATGAGCTCGACGGCGAGTGGTATCACAAGATCGCCATGACGACGAAAGGGCGCAAGGCTGGCGCCCGTGGTAATTTCCTCCAGGAGAATGCACACCGCGCCACCGCCCATACGTTCAACCAATTCCGCTATATCCGCTTTTTGAACAAGCGGGCGCGCCGGCGGCTTAACACGAAATTGTTCAGCCCGAAGCCGTATCCTAAACCCGAAATTTCACCCTAGCCCGGCTGCCGTCGGGCTTTTTCATTTCTGCACTGCCCGCCGCGGCCCGCGGAGGTGGGGATCATGAAAATGAACGACAGCTACTCGAACGCTACCTATTGGCTCGCGGGCATATCTGCCTTTTTCGCCGGGTTAACGCTGCAGGACTGGGGTTTCATCATTGGCCTGGCCGTCAGTATCGCCCTGGGTATATTGACCTACCGCCTCAATCGGCGAGAGCAGATGAAACGAACGCAGATCCTGCGCGACATTTTGAGCAAGACCAACAGCGCCAACCCATCAGCCACCGCGACAATCGTCGCAGAATTGGGCCAAAAAGCTCCGAGAGAAATCTGATGAATTCCAGCCTGAGAAATAAAATCGCCGCTGCCATAACCGGTGGCGGCGGAGCGATTGCGATCGCCACTGCAATGCTCGGCGGCCACGATGGGTTAGAGGGGCGGCGGTATGTGGCATATCGCGACGTTGTCGGCGTTCTGACGGTCTGCGATGGACATACCGGCGCCGATATTATCCTCGGCAAGCGATACAGCGACGCAGAATGCGATGCGCTGTTGAAATCTGACCTGCAAAAAGTCGCACGGATTGTCGATCCCGCGATCAAGGTGAAAACCACGGAAACCCAGCGCGCCGCTATTTACTCGTTTTCGTACAACGTCGGCCCGTATGCGTTTATCGGCTCCACGATGCTGAAAAAATTGAATGCCGGCGACCCGGCCGGCGCGTGCGGTGAACTGAAGCGCTGGAAGTATGCCGGCGGCAAAGAATGGAAAGGGCTGATAACCCGGCGTGAAGTCGAAACCACCGTCTGCACCTGGGGCCAATCATGAACGGCTGGATGAGCAAGATCGCCGGCGGCAGCCTGGTGCTTCTGTTGCTGGTGGCTATCTGCCTTGGCGGTTACAGCTCGCTGTTGTCGCACAGGTTGCAGTTGGCACGCCAACAGGCCGCAGAACAGCAGAAGGCGCTCGCACAACAGGCAGGGCTGATAGCCACACTACAGACGCAAGATGCGCAAAATCGCGCGCTGATGGCGGAGCAGCAACAACGCGAGCAGCAGCTGCGCCAGCAGCACGACACCGCCCAAAGGAAATACCGTGAAGCGATTAAAAACGATCCCTGTGCTGGTCAGCCTCTGCCTGCCGCTGTGCTTGAGCTCTTGCGCCCGGCCACCGGCACAGCCCCCGGCGCCGTTAATCCTCCTTCCCCCTGAATCCGTATTCACTCTATGTGAGCAGCCAGAAATGGCCGGCGATACATGGGGCGACGCAGTCAGCTATACGCTGGCACTACAAACCTCACTGAAAATTTGTGCCGGCAGAATTGCCACGCTGAATGCCTGGCGGGCCGGATTACTGGAGAAGACGAGTGAAAAAAAATGATACTGACGTGCTGGCTGTCCTGCTGGTGGGCGGCGGCGCCATTGCCATTGTGATCGGTCTGGGCTTGTTGTTCTCCTGGGGCATTCTGACCACGTGGAATCTGTTGGCATCGTCCGCCGGCTGGGCGTCCATCGTGCCAATTAACTGGGGAACGGTATTCGGCCTGATGCTGGTGATCATCTTCGTGCGCCAGCTGCTGCGCCGCAAAAAAGAATAGTACACCCAAAGCGCCGAGCCGTCGCCGTTCTCCTGCCTTAGCCACGACCCGGGCTCCTCACGGTGAGCGAGCGGGAGAAATCAAAAACGGTTAATACCCCGCGTGCTAGGGGGCGGTCATAGCGGAAACATCAGCCGTGGTAGAAGAAACGGTGTGACAGCCGGAGAGACGGTAACTAAAATCACCTCGTCAAAATCGTGAGGTGAAAATGGACGCTGATTTAATTTCTTATGAGTCGATGCTGACTGCGCGAGATTCCGCAAATTGGGCATATTGGAGCATGATTGCTGCCTTTTGCTCCGCGGGTGCAACGCTGCTCGCCGCGATAATTGCTTTTTTGACTATCAATAGCTGGAAAAGGCAAGCTCGCTCACAAGAGGTGAGAAACTTTATATTGGCTGCTTATAATTTTCATGTTGCGATGATAAGGGCGCCAGAACTGCAAGCGGGAAAAAAACTCGAAAATCAAGATTATCAAACGTTCATGCAAACGCACCAGGCATTGTCTGCTGTTTATGAGGCGCATTTGATGATTCATTCAGCCAGAGTAAGAGGTAAGACAGCAACGCTTTTCACTCAGCTTTCGGATGTGCAAATACAGTATCGTAAACACGAATTAACGCGAGATGAAGCGACGGAGAAAATTTTAAAAATTAGAACATCGAGTCCACTGCTGAAATCTTCCTACTAACCGCCTGAAGGCGGTTTTTTATTGCCCATCACAGAGCATCTATACAGGTGCTGCGTAATGCGCAAGCAAAGCCACAGGCGACACCCACCGATCACTCAGATCATGGTTGCCCGTGGCTTTTTTTATTCACGGAGAACGTTATGGCAAAACAGGATTGGGGAGCCATTCAAAAGCTGTTCCTCGCCGAATACGCCAAAACCAAAATCTCCCCGAAAGAATGGTGTGAGGCTAACGGCTACAACTACGCCACCGCACGCCGGCATATAAAAATCCCTGCGCAAGGGAAAGAGAAAAAAGCGCAGAAAAAAATGCGCAGTGCGCAAGTTGCGCAAATTCCAGAAAATCCCGCGCCCGTTACGCCCGACGTTTCAGCTGCTGGTGGCGATGACGAAGGGAAGGGCAAAGAAAGCCCAAGCCTTTTAAAACCACAGCATGAACAATTTGCGCAGAACATTGCGCAGGGCATGCCACAGAAAGAGGCCGCGATTTGCGCAGGCTACGCGCCTACGAATGCCGAATCGCAAGCCTCAATCCTGATGAGCCGGCCGGACGTAAAAGCCCGCGTGCAGGAGCTGCGCAATAACGCCGCGCTGTTGGTTTCCTTCAACGCCGGCCACCTGGCGGAGCTGTCGTATAAATCTGCGCAGTTGGCGCTGGCGAATAAAAAATTTGGTCAGGTTGCGCCGAACGTGAAGAACGCCGCGCAGCTGACCGGCATCGACATGAGCACGAATAAAACCGAGGTGAATGTCGATCTGGCCGGTTTGAGCTACGGCAAAGTTTGCATCGTGACCCCGGCGAACTGCCCGGCTGACGTGTGGGCTGCTCACATGGAAAAGCTGCGCGAGGGAAAGCCGACGGCCCAGTCATAATTGACGGCGTTCTGTACGCATTCAGCAGTGACTGGGCGACAGATGTCCTGTACGACGCCCCGATCGGTTCCGTGCGCTGGCGCTGGACCTACGGCGGCCGCGGCGGTGGTAAATCGGTAGAGATTGCGCGCGCGCTGGTTATCCTTGGTGCTATCGATCCGATGATCATTCTCTGCGCCCGCGAATTCCAGAACTCAATCAGCGATTCTGTGCTGGCGCTGCTGGAGGCCGAGATTTATGCCCTGGGCCTCAACCATTTCTACACCGTAAAAAATAACGAGATCACCGGGCGCAACGGCACCCGCTTCACGTTCAAAGGGCTGCGCACCAACCTGCAATCCATCAAATCGATGTTTGGCATCAAAATTTGTTGGGTGGAGGAAGCGCAAACCGTTTCCCAGGATAGCTGGGACGTTCTCGGCCCGACGGTGCGCGCCAATAATTCCGAGGTCTGGGTTTCGTACAACCCGCGGGAAGCCACTGACCCGACCTATACCCTGATGAAGCGCCACGAGGTCGATCCACCGGACGGCGGCGTCATCATTCGCCAGGTCAATTATCCCGATAACGCGTTTTTCCCAGACGTGCTCCGGCAGGAAATGGAGTATTGCAAACGCGTTGACTATGAAGCCTACGAGCATATCTGGTTAGGGCTGCCGAAGGCGCTCAGCGAGGCGGTGATTTTCTCCGGGAAATATCGCGTCGAGGCATTTCCTGACGATCTTTATCTGCAGGCCGACCGGCTTTTCTATGGCGCCGATTTCGGCTTCTCTCAAGACCCTTCCACGCTGATCCGCTGCTTCATCATCGGGCGAAAACTCTACATCGAATACGAGGCCTACGGCGTCGGCGTTGAGCTGGACGAAATGCCGCAGTTTTACGATTCGATCCCCGAGGCTCGCAAGTGGCCAATACATGGCGACTGCAGCCGCCCCGAAACGATCAGCTACATGGCGCGGCAGGGCTTCAACATCGACGGCGCCACGAAATGGGCCGGCAGCGTTGAGGACGGGATCACCTACCTCCGCGGCTTCGAAGAAATCGTCATCCATGAGCGCTGCAAGCACATGATCGACGAGGCCCGGCTTTATTCCTACAAAACAGACCGCCTCACGGGTGAGGTGTTACCGATCGTCCTCGACAAACACAACCACTGCTGGGATGCGGTGCGCTACTCGCTGGACGGTTATATCACCAGCTCCGACGGCCTCGGCACCTGGGCGCAATTGGGTAGACAAGACGCATGAGCCAAAAAAAAGACGGGGTGCGCGCGTGGTTCCGGGACAGTTACCAGAACTTCACGGCGCGCCTGGGGCTTCGCACGCCCAATATGAGCAGCGACGGCACATATCAGCCGAACTGGACCAGCCGCAACCGCCTGCAGATTGAGAACGCCTATCGCAGCTCCTGGCTGGTGGGTGTGGCCGTGGATGCCGTCGCTGATGACATGACCCGCAAGGGCATCACGATCACCGGCGGTTTGAAGCCTGAAGAAAAATCCAAGCTGGATAACGCCTGGGAGGAATTGGCTCTCTGGGATCGCCTGAACGATACGATTAAGTGGGGCCGGCTATATGGCGGCGCGATCGGCGTCATCATGATTGACGGGCAGGACATGAGCTCGCCGTTGCGCATGGAAACGGTCGGCCCGGGCGCATTCCGCGGCGTGATGGTCCTCGATCGTTGGATGGTTACCCCGACCACGCAAGACCGCGTCACCGAAATGGGGCCGGATTTCGGCACACCAAAATTTTATCAGGTGGTGACGACGGCCACCGGGATCCCCCCGTGGAAAATCCACTACAGCCGGATCATTCGTTTCGACGGCGTCACGCTGCCTTATCAGCAGATGCTGACCGAGAACGATTGGGGGCAATCGGTGGTTGAGAGAATCTTCGATCGTCTGATGGCATTCGATAGCGCCACCACCGGTGCCGCACAGCTGGTCTACAAAGCGCACCTGCGAACCTACTCGATAAAAGGCCTGCGTTCTGTGCTGGGCATGGGGCAGAACACTGCTGCCTACAAAGGGCTGATGGCCCACATGGATATGATCCGTCAGTACCAAAGTATCGAAGGTATGACGGTCATGGATGCGGAGGACGAATTCGCGACCCACAGCTACACGTTCGCCGGCCTGTCAGACGTTCTGGCGCAGTTCGGCCAGCAGGTCGCCGGCGCGGTGGGAATTCCACTGGTGCGCCTGTTCGGCCAGTCACCGGCCGGATTCTCGACCGGTGAAACCGACCTCTCCAACTACTACGACAACGTCAGCACACAGCAGGAGCGCCGGCTGCGCCGCCCGCTGCATAAAGTCATGCAGGTGCTGCACATGTCGCTGTTCAGCCGGCCATTACCGGACGATTTCGCCTTCGAATTTAATCCGCTGTGGCAGATGAGTGAACCCGATCGCGCCGGCGTGGCTGTGAACACGGTTGAAGCGGTGACGAAAGCCGTCGACGCCGGGCTGATGACGCTAAAAGCCGGCGCGCAGCAGTTGAAGGAATCGTCACGGATCACGGGCGTTGGTTCAACCATCACCGACGAGGACATCGAAAATGCGCAGGACATCGACCCGCCGGCGTTCGAGGGCAACGATCTTGACCCAGACGCCGAAGGGGCTACAGCGCCAGTACGCAACGCAGCTACGAAAGATAGCGCAGGTGGTCGGGGACATCGTCTCGACTTCTTACGATGGTTCCGATAATTCCGTCATCCTCATCAACACCCGCCTGACCCGTTACTCCGAACTGATCGCCCCCTGGGCGGAATCCGTTGCCCTGAAAATGTTTGATGCCGTCGCGCGCCGAGAGGCGACACAGTGGCGCCAGATCTCGCAGGAAATTTCTGCCGGGCTGCGTTTTCAGATGGAGAGCACCTCAGTTGGCCAGGTGGCGCGCAATATCGTTGAGGAAAACATCAAGCTGATGAAATCGCTGCCGCTGCATGCTGCTGACCGGGTGAGCGGGATCCACGCCCGCGCCATTGAGGCGATGATCAGCGGCGAGCGCAGCAAAGATTTTGCCGCTGAAATTTTCCGAAGCGGCGATGTTGCCTGGTCACGAGCGAAGCTGATCGCCAGGACGGAAATAGGCCGCGCCACGCAGGCGCTGACGCAAGCCCGGGCGACCGCTATTGGCTCCGAGGGTTACATCTGGCGAACGGCACACGACGGCGACGTCAGGCACTCTCACGCCAAAATGGAAGGCAAATTCGTCCGCTGGGGTGACCCGCCGACGCTTGACGGCATGACCGGCCACGCCGGCGCGCTGCCTAACTGCCGCTGTTACTGCGAAGTTGTCATCCCGGAAAAATAACCCATGAAATATTTCTTTAATACCCGGCTCGGTAACACCCGTTACGAGTTAGCCGACGGCTCCCTATTGTGCAAAGCCGTACCGATCGCGCGGGTTGGCTGGCAGGTCTACAACGCCGCAGAACTCGACGAGATCGAACCTGACAGCGATGGTGAAATTTCCGTTTATCGCTCCCCCGAAGAAGTTTTCCGCCCGGAGACGATCGCCTCATTCGAGGGGATGACGTTCACCGTTTTACACCCTGAGCAAATGGTCAACCCGTCGAACTGGCGGGAAAACGCCCACGGCCACGCAACCAATATCCGCCGAGGCACCGGCGAACAGTCGGATTTGTTGCTGGCAGATCTCGTTGTGAAAAGCAGCGAAGCCATCCAGGCGATTTATCAGGGCGTGGATCAAATCTCCTGCGGGTACGACGCCGAATATCGGCAGACGGCCCCGGGAAAAGCCGAGCAATACGACATTGTCGGCAATCATGTCGCGCTGGTTCCTGCCGGCCGCGCGGGAATCCGCTGTTCAATTGGAGATAGCAGAACAATGGCAACTAAAAAAACGTGGTTTGATTCGCTGCGCCGCGCGCTGAAAACCAAAGACAACGCGGCGATCGAAGAGGCCATGAGTAATGCGCCGGCCGAACTCACCACCGATGAGGGCGAGGGCGGGGGCGGGGGCGATTTGCCGAAGGCCATCAACATCAACATCAGCCCGCAATACCCACTCCCGGATAAGGATCCCGAGATGGGCGGCGGCCAGGGCATTACCAAAGACGGCGAGGAGGACGTGCCTGCCTGGGCGCAAGCCATTCTCGCGCGCCTGGATAAATTGGAAGGCGGCGGCACGAACGACGGCGAACCCGGCGACGATGACGACGAAGAGGAAAAGAAAAAGGCGACCACCGACGTCGGCTATCAGCAGGCGGTGATCGCCCGGGCTGAATTGCTGGTTCCGGGGATCAAACTGCCTGAGGGTGGAAAGCTGGCGACGTTTAAACGCGAAGTGCTCGATGCTGCATTCCGCACGCAAAAAGGCGCACAGATCCTTGTCCCGTTGGTCGGCGACAAGCCCGATTTTAAATCCATGCCGAAAGCGTCGCTGGATGCCGCATTTACCGCGGCCAGCGAAATCGCCAAGCGTGCCAACCAGCCCGCAGCCCAGCTGCGCACTTTCGACCATCAAAACCGCAACTCACCGGCAGCGCTGAATAAAGCCTTCGCCGAATACTGGAAAAAATAAGGTAAAAGCCGATGACTGCTTACACGTACCGGATGCCTGCGGGCATCGCCGGGGCTGTTTCACGCCCTCATCACCTCACTGCAGAGCCTGTCGCGCTGAATAACGCCAAAGCGTTCGGCGCTTACGGTCTGGCGGGTAAAGACGTAGGCGGCTATTTCGTGCCGCTGGAAGCCGGCGACGCCGTTGGCGTGATCCTGGGCTTCTACATTCGCCCGTACCCAACCACCTCGACACCTGATCTGGTCCGCCAGGTGGGCACCGATAAAAACCTCACCGGCGACCGCCTGCGCCGCGGCTACATGACCGTGAATGTCGGCGTTGACGCGTCCGGCATCGCACCGCGCGCGCCGGTGAATATCCGCATCGCCAACCCGAGCGCGACAAGCCCGCTTGGCGCGCCAGTAGCCGCAGCCGTGGCTGATGAAACCGTCGTCCTGCCGACCGCATTTTTCACCGGCCCCGGTGATGCCGCTGGCAACGTCGAAATCGAATACAACATTTAAGGAAATCGCTGATTATGTCACTTCATACCTTTGACCAGGCGACCGTAGACAGCACCGGCGCATTTCTGATCGGCGAGCTGGAACGGCTCGACCAAGAACTGAATATGCCGCTGGTGGGCTATACGTGGAGCCGTGATATTGAGCTGCGCGAGGACGTGTCGATCGCTGACGACATTTCCAGCTTTACCAACACCGAGCTTGCTGCCTCCGGTACGCCAAACCCGAACGGCAAAAACTGGATCGGCAAGAACTCTACCGAGATCGCGACCGTTAACCTCGACATCAACAAAACTGGTTTCCCGCTGACCCTGTGGGGGATGGAACTTGGCTGGACTGTTGTTGAGCTGGCTGCCGCGCAGCAGGTCGGCCGCCCGGTTGATGCCCAGAAATTCGAAGGCATGCAACTGAAGTGGAACATGGACACCGACGAGCAGGTTTATCGCGGCGATACGCTGATCGGCGTGAAAGGCCTGGTGAACTACAACGGCGTGTTGACCACCAACGCCCCGAAAGTCTGGACGGCCTCAACTGCTGACGAAATTCGTCAGTCGATCAACTCCGTACTGTCGGCCGCCTGGGCAAACTCGGGTTACACGATTTGCCCGCGCGATTTGCTGCTGCCGCCGGATCAGTTTGCGTTGCTGTCCAGCATCATCGTGTCGTCTGCCGGTAACCAGTCGCTGCTGACCTACCTGCAGACCAACACCATCGCCTACCACCAGAACGGCGTTCCGCTGAACATCCGAGCCGTGAAATGGCTGAAAGGTGCGGGCGCAGCCGGCAAGGATCGCATGGTGGCCTATACCAACAGCAAAAAGTTCGTGCGATTCCCAATGGTTCCGCTGCAGAACATCCCGATTCAGTATCGCGGCATCTACCAGCTGACAACGTACTACGGCCGCCTGGGCGCCGTTGAGTCCCCATATCGCGAAACTCTGGCTTACGTAGACGGCATCTAAAAACAGCCCCGCAAGGGGCTTATAGGAAAAGCACATGAAGCAATCACTGGTAAAAATCCGCGTACATACGCCATTCACTTTCACGCACCTGAATTATGAGGTGGAGAAGTTCGCTGTTGGTGTGCACTCGGTGGCGCCGGAGGTAGCCGAAAACTGGTTCATCCAGGAATATGCGGAAATTCTCGACGACGGCCAACCAGACAACGCCGGCGCGCCAGCGGAGGCGCTGGCGCAGATCTCCGACCTGCAGAAGCAGCTGGCGGAGGAAAAAAGCAAAGTAGCCGACCTGACGACGGAACGTGACGAACGCGATCAGATCATCGCCGAGCACGTCGCCACTATCGGCAAATGCGATGACACGATCGCCGACCTGCAGAAGCAGCTGGCGGCGGCGCTGAGTGAGGGCGCGAAAGGTGGCAAAAAATAACCATCTGCCGACCGTCGATAAATTCCGAGAAGATTTCCCGCAGTTCGGCAATGCCGTCACCTTTCCCAACGCTCAAATTCAATTCCGCTTAAATCTGGCTGACCAACTGCTCGATGAAAACAATTTCGGCGAGGTATTCCCGTACCTGGCCGAGCTTTTTGTCGCGCATTACATGGCGCTACAGGCGGCGGATAACCGGGCGGCGGCGATCGGTGGTGGTGGCGGGGCGAATAGCGGCGTTGTGTCGTCGAAATCGGTCGACAAAGTCAGCGTGAGCTATGACAGCAGCGCCACGATGAACCCGGACGCGGGCTTCTGGAACAACACCCGCTATGGCGCCGAATTCTGGCAGCTGATCCAGATGTTCGGCATGGGAGGGCGGCAGCTATGAAAAGCGGGTTGAAGGTGCGGGCCGACCGGTCGCAGGCCGTTTTTTCTGCGTTGAATGAAATCGCGCGCCGCGACGTGCTGGTCGGCATTCCTGAGGCGGCATCTGACCGGCAACCGGAAGACGGTGAAAAGCACGGGATAGGCAACGCACAGATCGGCTACATCAACGAGTACGGTTCACCAGCGCAGAACATCCCGGCGCGCCCGCACCTTCAGCCCGGAGTGAAATCGGTGCATGCCGAGACCACTGCCAAAATGAAGGCTGCGGCGCAAGCGGTCTTTGATGGTCGCGCCGGCGCTGCTACTGCGGCGCTGGAGTCGGCCGGCACGATCGCGAGCCAGGCAGTTAAAAGCTACATGACCAGCGCCGATTTTACCCCGCTGTCGCCAGCAACGCTAAAAGCCCGGGCGCGCCGCGGGCGCAAAGGTGCGGCTAAAGAATTGCAGAGCCGGGCCGCCGGCAACGCGCCGGACAATGCCAACGCTCGCCCCCTGATCGATGAGGGACAATACCGGCGCGCGATGACCTACATCGTGAGGGACAAAAATGCCAACTCTTGACGTTACAGACGTGCTTTTCGATCCCGAGTTTTGCGACACCTCCCTGATTGTCACCCGCAACCTGCAGACCGTCGACGATGACGGCTTCGCCACCAACGCCCCGGTAAAAATGCCGTTTGCTGGAGTAGTTACCGTCGATCGGTCGCTCGAAGCGCGGCGCATGATCGCGGGCCAGGTGGTCACCGGCGCAATCCTGATTGTGACCACTGAGCGGCTCACCGCCGGGCAGACGGCGCGCGACGCGGACATCGTGACTTATCAGAACCGCGATTACCGTGTGACCTTCGTCGACCCGTATACGGCCTATGGCGCCGGATTTGTACAGGCGCATTGTGAGCTGCTGCCGTTCGATGGAGGGATCCCCGTTGAGCAATAACACCAGCACGCAGGCCGGTTACCTGACGCCAATTTCGCCCGGCCCTGATTATGATGAGGCGCTCGAACGTGCGCTAAATCGTTGGGTGCTCGGTATAACCGGGCTGCCGCCGGGCAACGTGCGGCCGCGCTGGACACCCACACAGCCACCATTGATGCCGCCTGATGCGGACTGGTGCGCCGTTGGGATTTCTGGCCTTAATGGTGATGCAAACCCCGCTTTTGCCAATCAGACCGATGAAAGCGCGGAACTATGGCGGCACGAAACTATAGAGTGTTTTTCATCCTTCTATGGCCCGCACAGCCAGCGCATCGTGACGATGTTCCGTGATGGTCTGACTCTGCCGCAAAACAACGATCAACTGATCGCCGTGAACCTGTCTCTGGGCAGCATTGGCGACATCATTCCTTTCCCTGAGCTCATCAACAACCAGTGGGTGCGCCGGTATGACATTGCCGTGCACCTGCGTCGCAAAGTGATCCGCGAGTACGGCATCAAGTCGCTGGTGGAAGCACCGGTTCAATTCTTCGGAGAATAATCTATGTCACAGGGCTTACCTGTATCGAACATCGTCAATGTGACGGTGAATATGGCGCTGCGCGCCGCACAGGGGCGCAATTTCGGCGCGCTGCTGATCGTCGGTGGCTCTGATGTCATTGACGGCAGTCAGCGCATGCGCAGTTATTCAGGCATTACCGATGTCGGCGCGGATTTCGGTATGGAGGCGCCGGAGTACAAGGCCGCTAACCTGTATTTCCAGCAGACGCCGCAGCCGCGCACGCTGTACATCGGCCGCTGGATTAAAGAAGACCAGGCGGCGCTGTTGCGCTGTGCCATTCTGACACCGGCGCAGCAGGCGATCAGCACCTGGGCTTCGGTGACCGATGGCGCGATGAAAATCAGCATAGACGGCACGAACAAGACGATCACGGCTGTGGATTTCTCGGCAGAAACCAACCTGAACGGCGTGGCCGCGCGGATTGCGGAGAAACTGAGCACGGCTAATGTGACGTGGGACGCAGTGAACAGCCGATTCATCATCACATCAAAATCGACCGGCGCATCGTCGGCGGTGGGGTATGGTTCGGCTAACACTACCGGTACGGACATCTCGGCAATGATGGGGGCGGTGCAGAATGCCGGCGCGCTGGCTATCCCGCGTGCTGCTGCTGAAAATATTCAGTCCTGTATCTACAAACTGGCCGACATGTCTACCGGTTGGTATGGCCTGCAGATCGCCGACACATCGCTGAGCGATGACGACGTGATCAGCGTGGCGGCCTTTATCCAGTCCGATGATGTTTCCCGCATCTTCGGTTACACCACGCAAAACACTGGCGTGCTGGATCTGGATAACGAGAATGACATCGCCAGCAAGCTGAAAAACGCCAAATACGGTCGCACGTTCATTCAGTATTCCAGCGCGAGCCCGTATGCCTCGGCGTCCATATTCGGGCGTGCGTTTACCGTGAATTTCCTCGGTAACAACACCACGATCACGCTGAAATTCAAGCAGCAGCCTGGCATTGCGGCGGAAACGCTGACACAGACGCAGGCCAAGACGCTGACGGCGAAAAACTGCAACGTGTTCGTCAACTACGACAACGACACGGCGATCATCCAGGAAGGCCTGATGTGCAACGGCGATTTCTTCGATGAGCGCCACGGCCTGGACTGGTTGCAGAACTACGTGCAGAACAACCTCTATAACGTGCTCTATACCAGCACAACCAAAGTGCCGCAGACCGATCCGGGCATCACGCGCTTGTTGACCAGCGTCAACGGCTCGCTTGAGCAGGGTGTTACTAACGGTCTGATGGCGCCTGGCGTGTGGAATGGCGATCCAATCGGTAACCTGGCGACCGGTGACACGCTCACCACGGGCTATTACACCTACGCGCCGCCTATCGCCAGCCAGGCGCAGGCAGACCGAGAGGCACGTAAGGCACCGGTGATCCAATGCGCTATCAAGTTGGCCGGCGCTGTTCACTTCGCCGACGTCATCATCAACGTAAATCGATAAGGGGCAAAAATGTCTACTTACAGCTTTTTGGATTTTTCCGCCTCTATCGTTGGCCCCGGTGGTGCGTTCGATCTGGGCTATGGCTCGGGTAACGCCGAAGAGGGTGTGACTGTCACGATGGTTGAAGCGAAGAACACCATGACCATCGGCGCTGACGGCTCCGTGATGCACAGCCTGCACGCTGGCAAAGGTGGCACGATTACGGTGACGTTGCTCAAGACCTCACCGACCAATGCCAAGCTGAGCGCGATGTATAACGCGCAGTCGCTGTCTTCCGCCTCATGGGGCAACAACGTGATCGTAATGCGTAACAGCGCCAGCAATGACGTTTGCACCGCGCGCTCGGTTGCTTTCCAGAAAACCCCAGACTGGCAGAACGCCAAAGACGGCGGGACTGTGTCCTGGGTATTTGACGCTGGCCTTGTCGATCAACTGCTCGGCACCTTCTAAGGAGTGATGCATGGAATTCGAAATTAAGGGCCAGCAGTACCGCGCGGCCAAGTTAAATGTTTTTGAGCAGTTGAAAATATCTCGCAAGCTGCTCCCCCTTTTGTCCGGCTTGCTGAGTGAAATCTCGGTTATTCGACAGCTAAAGTCAGGTCAGATTTCTATTGACGAAGCGATTAAAACCGCTCTGCCAGCTATCGCTCAGGCACTGTCCGATATTAGTGAAGATGATAGCAATGCAATCATTCATCCTTGCCTGGCTGTGGTAGTCATTAAGCAGGGGAAAAGCTATGCGCCAATTTTCAGTAATGGTCAGTTGATGTTTGATGACATCGATCTGATGAGTATGCTTGAAATCGTGGCACGTGTAGTGGGGGATTCGCTGGGAAATTTTTTGGGCGAACTCCAAGAGAAAATTCCAGAAACGTCTCCATCTCCTCCGGCGCCGCCAGCGGAATAACGCTAGAAACGTTGCCAGGCGGAGAGGATTACATATTCCGCCCGGCAAGAGCTTTCAACATCGATATCAAAGATCTTAAGTCTGGCGCGGTAGACCTCTGCGACATTGCGATGATGAACGACTATCTCGATGTTGAAGAGGAAAACCAGCGCCGAATTGAGAAGTGGAGCCGTGACAATGAACGCTGAAACCATCAAGGACTTTTTGATCTCCCTTGGGTTCGATATCGATGAAGCCGGCAGCCGTAAGTTCGAAACGGTGGTTTCCGGCGTCACGATGAACGTGGTGAAAATGGGCGCAGCTGTTGAGGCTGCCGCCTTAACTGTTGTCGGTTTCACAACTAAAATCGCGAGTGGACTCGATCGCCTTTATTGGCAGTCACAGCGCACTGGCGCCACGGCAAACAATATCAGGGCTATCGGCTACGCTTTCAGCCAGGCAGGCGGCAGCGTCGAGGGGTTCAACGGCACGCTGGACAATCTGGCGCGCTTCCTGCGTTCAACGCCAGGCGCAGAGGGATTCTTGCGCAATCTGGGTGTTCAGACGCGAGACGCGGCCGGTAATCTGCGAGACACTGCCCAACTGGTGACGCTGGTCGGCGATAAGCTGGCGAAAATGCCATACTACCGTGCTAACCAGTATGCGCAGATCCTGGGCATTGACGAAAGCACGTTGCTGGCGATGCGGCGAGGTGTCCAGGGGTTTACCGCTGATTATCAGGGCATGCTGCAGGCCACGGGGTTCGATTCGCAAAAAGCGGCGGAACAGTCCAACAAATTCATGACCCAGATGCGCGGACTGACGAACCTGTTCGGCATTATGCGTGACAAAATCGGCGGTAACCTTGCCGGCGGGCTGGCCGGGAATCTCGAAAGCTTCCGCAAAAATATCCTGCTCAACTTCCCCAAAATAGAGGGAACGATCACCGCCTTGCTGAAAAAGGTGCTTTCACTGGCCGATAGCATCATGACGTTGGTTTATCGTGGCGTGCAGGGCGCCGGCGATCTCATGAGGTGGTGGGATCGGCTGGATGATAAAACCAAGGGGCTGGTTAAGGTACTGGGTGGCCTGCTGGTGGCATGGAAAGTGCTGAACAGTGCTTTTCTGACATCTCCTATTGGGATGATCACTGCCCTTATTGCTGCGCTGGTTTTGTTGTATGACGATTACCAGACGTGGAAAGAGGGCGGCGACAGTCTCATTGATTGGGCGAAATGGCAACCTGACATAGAAAAAGCCAAGCAGGCTATGCTGTGGATCCGCGACAAGTTGCTGGAACTGAAAGATGCCGTCGGTGGGTGGAAGACGACACTGGAAATTTTCGCCGGCTTTATAGCTGTGACCTGGGCTTCAAAAATGGTCGGTGCGATCGGCTCAGTTACAAAGAGTGTTGGCGGCTTATCCAAAGCATTAGGTGGGCTCGGCAAAGTGGGGACTATTGGCGCTCTATTGGCACTCGAAGAGCAGGTCGCAAAACCTCTTGAGGAAAAGTTTTCTTGGTTGAAAGACAACCCTATTACCAACTTACTGAACAATCTTCCTGGCTCTGATACGGTCAACGAATGGGGTAAGAGCATTCTTCCGTGGCGCCGTGACGAGGTTGATCAGCATGGGCAATCCGTCAGACGGCCACAGCCGACAAAAGACGGTGCTGCGCTGTTGGGGTGGTTACAACCAACTCTTGGTAAATTGGAGGCGCTCTACAACCTGCCGGCGGGGCTGCTGCGTAGCGTAGCTATTACCGAGTCTTCAGGGAACCAGTTTGCTGTATCAGGTGCTGGCGCCAAGGGGCTGTTCCAGTTTATGCCGGGTACGGCTCGGGATATGGGGTTGCGCGGCAACGATGTATTCGACCCTGAGAAATCTGCGGCAGCTGCAGCAAAATATCTTAGTCAGCTATTGAAGATGAACGGTGGCGATCTGGAGAAGGCCCTGGCGTCCTATAACTGGGGGATCGGTAACGTGCAGAAGCATGGCATGGGCCTGATGCCTCAGGAAACCCGGAACTACATTCCGCGTGTTTTGAGCAACATGCCAGGAAGTGCTGGTGGCGGTCAGGGAGCGACAACGTTCAACATCAACGTGCAGGGCGGCGGAGATCCACGCGAAACAGCACGCCTGACCGGGGACGCGGTTGAAGGTGTTTACCGCCGGCAGACACGCAACATGCAAACACAGGTGGGCTGATGGATATTTTATCTGTGCTGTTCTCACAGCAGCGGCGCCGCATCGGCATTATCGTGCCGAGCGTGGCAATCAGCGAGAAGCACATGGACGCAACGGAAATCACCGAGCACCCCGTGGAGCTCGGCGCGCCGACAAGCGACCATGCGTATGACCGCCCCGCCGAGGTGACGATGGAGCTGGGCTTTGCCAGCGGCGGATCTCTGATAGACGGGATCGACACGACCGAGATTTTTAACGTCAGTACCGGTTTATCGTTGGGTACCAGCCCGGCGGACGTCTATCAGCAGTTGCTGGAGCTGAAAAAAAGCAAAAAGCCATTTGCCGTGACGACCGGTAAGCGGCAGTACCAGAACATGATGATCCGCGCTATCGAGGTGCTGACCGACAAAACCAGCGAAAACGTGCTGATGACGACGCTCACACTACGCGAGCTCATCATCACCGAAACGCAGAAGGTGACGACCACGCCGGCGGAAAACATGCAATCGCCCCAGGACACCGGCGGCGTGAGCAACACAGGGCTGAAAAATCCGACCACACCGGAAAAGCAGCAGAGCATTTTAAAGTCTGCGGGAGGCATCATTGGCATTGGTTGAAATCCCCCTTACGCCGGTATCCCAGCAGTTCGCTATTCAGCTGGCCGGCGTGCAGTACCAGCTTACGCTGATGTGGCGCGACGTGGCCGGGTGGGTGCTGGATATCGCGAGCAACGACAAGACGCCGATTATCCAGGGGATCCCGCTGGTGGCTGGTGCTGACCTGCTGGCGCAGTATCGTTATCTGGGGATTGGCGGTCAGCTGTTCGTGATGTCCGATCCAGCTACTCTTGAGTCGCCTACCGTCTCCAATCTTGGTATAGAATGTCACCTGTACTTTTACTATGAATGACAAGGATGGGTATGTGTAAACTTCGTTGGATTATTTTCCTGCTTTCGTTCATCGGCGTTAGTTTTTCCGCTATGGCGCAATATCAGTGCGGGCCAGTGAATTTGCGTTCAGACCCACAAGGTCGATTTTTTGCCAACGGTGAGCGAGTAGGAAATATCATCGAGAAAACCACGGACGAAAACCATTGGACGATACAGTTTAGTTTAATGCCTGCCAGTGACGGCCGGTCATATGGCTTCAGACTTGTGAATACAGGCTCGCGTATTTTTCTTAATGTCCAGCTTCTAATTACCTATCTCGACGCCCCGAAGTTCATCAATACTTATGATTGCAAAGAGTTTCATAAGTAACCATTTGCTATGTCAGATAGACGCCGCCGCTACAGGCGGCTTTTTTATGGGTGAAAAATGACTATTAACTGGATGCGAAAATGCAGCCTGATCGTGGCAAACGATACAGGAGACGGTCTGGAACTGTCCGGTTTGAAAATCAGCTTTAGCATCACCCGACCGGATATAAGCTATCCAGCAACAGGAATTTTCAAGATTTATAATCTGAATCGAAATACCAGTAGCCGGATAAGGCAAAAGGAATTCACACAGATTAAGTTTGTCGCCGGCTATCAGGACAACTTCGGGCTGATATTCTCCGGACAGGTTCAATATACCTATGGAGGCCGCGAGAACCCCACGGATACCTATACAGTGATCCAGTCGGCCGACAGTGACCAGGCGCATAACTTCGCGGTGATGAACACCACTCTGGCGGCTGGGTATACGCAGCAGGACGTCCACACCGCGCTGATGAAACCGATCGGGGTTTATGACATTGTCGCCGGCGCTACGCCAGAGTTTGCCACCACCAAGGCACCACGCGGTAAACCGATGTTCGGCATGCACCGGGATGAAGTTTCCAGCCTGGCGGCGCAGTGTAAGGCGACATGGCGCTATGAGAACGGGCGCCTGCAGATGGTGCCGGAAAACGCCTATCTGGCCGATGCTATCGTGCTGAACGCGCAGACGGGCCTGATCGGCATGCCCGAGCAGACCATTAACGGCGGCATCAACGTGAAATGCCTGATTAACCCCAACATCCAGCTCGATACGCTGATCCGCCTCGACAATAAATCGATTAACCAGGTCGGCCTGTCCAACCAAGAGATCGCCACCGGTAGCACGGCGGGCGCCTCCATACAGCAGCCGGCAGTGTTGGACATAGACGGTGATTATATCGTGAAGAACATCGCCTATTACGGCGACACGCGCGGTAATGCCTGGTATCAGGACATGATCTGTATTGCCAAGGGCGGCGCGGGGCTGCTTAGCCAATCCAACGTGAGGGCCATGCCGTTATGATCACCAACAATGAACGCCAGGACTCTCCCGAGCTGGTGCTGAAGGCCGTGGCCGATTCGCTCAGCACTAGTCTACGGGTGGCAATGCCTGGCATCATCCAGTCTTTCGACGCTGGCGCGGTAACTGCCACGATCCAACCGGCCGTAAAAGCCTCTGTGCGGCAATCTGACGGCGCCTTGTCATCGGTGGTGCTGCCACTGCTGGTAGATGTTCCTGTCGTGTTCCCTCGCGGTGGGGGTGTCACGCTGACGTTTCCTGTGGCCGCAGGAGATGAGTGCCTTGTCGTGTTCGCCGACCGCTGCATTGATTACTGGTGGCAGAACGGCGGAGTGCAGGAACCCGTTGACCAGCGCCAGCACCATCTTGCAGACGCTTTCGCTCTGGTCGGCCCGCAGTCGCAAGCGAAGAAAATCAGCGGTATCAGCTCCTCTACCGCACAGTTGCGCACCGACGACGGCGCCGCATTTATCGAACTCGACCCAGGAAGCCACGCCGTTAACGTCGCCACAACCGGAAAACTTACCGCCAGCGCGCAGGGCGGCACGGAGATAAACTCTCCAGAAATCGTGCTCAATGGCAACGTGACCATCAACGGCAACCTATCGCAAGGCATGGGCGACGGAGGCGGTACAGCTACGATGCATGGGCCGGTGACCGTGACTAACGATGTCACCGCCGGCGGCATCAGCCTGCAGACACACAAACATGGCGGCGTAGAAACTGGCGGCGGCCAGACAGGAGGCCCGGAGTGAAGTACCGCAAAGAGGACGAGAACGGCGATTACACCTTTGGACAGGGTGATAACACCTTTTTGGAGAACACCCCAGAGGCGGTCGCGCAGGCGGTGAAAACGCGCTTTGCGCTGTGGACGGGCGAATGGTTTCTCGATGTGACCGAAGGCACGCCATATCGCGAGACGATACTCGGCAAGCACAAATCAGCCGCCTACAACATGGCGGTGCGCGAGCGGATCCTCGGCACGCAGGGCGTGACCGAAATCCTCGAATTCACCACGGAATATAACCCCGATACGCGCCGCGTGACGTTCACCGCGACCATCAACACGCTGTACGGCGAAACGACTGTAACCAGCGAGGCATAATGCTCAATCTCGATACGTTAGGGCTTGCGGCCACGGTGACCGCGAGCGGGATCAGCGCGCCTGATTATCAGACCATACTCAACACGCTGACCGGGTATTTTCAACAGATTTACGGTGACGACGTCTATCTGGATCCAGACAGCAAAGACGGCCAGATGGTGTCTATCTATGCGCGGGGGATTCACGACGCGAACAACTCTGCGATTGCCGTATATAACTCATTCAGTCCGGCAACGGCGCAGGGCCGCGGCCTGGCATCAAACGTGAAAATTAACGGTATCGCGGTAACGCCGGCATCTCGCTCCACTGCTGATGTGCGGATCGTGGGGCAGGTCGGCACGCTTATCACCAACGGCACAGTGCGAGACAGCAACGGCATCACCTGGTCATTGCCTGCGAGTGTTGTCATCGGCATCGATGGCGCGGCGACCGTGACCGCGACATGCCAGATTGATGGCGCAGTTGTGGCGCCTGCCGGCAGCATTACCGAGATCGGCACCCCGACGCGCGGCTGGCAGTCGGTAACCAACCCGGCAGCCGCAACCGCTGGGCGAAAAGTGGAGACAGACGCAGAGCTACGCCAGCGTCAGGCTAAATCCGTAGCTATCCCGTCGTTGACGGTGCTGGATGGCATTATGGGCGCCGTTGCTACGCTGGACGGTGTAGAGCGCTATCGTGGCTATGAGAACGACACCAGCGTAGAAGATGCCAACGGCTTGCCGCCACACAGCATTTCACTTGTTGTTGCTGGCGGTGACGCGGCTGCGATCGCCAAAACCATCGCCACCAAGAAAACGCCAGGCGGCGGCACCTACGGCACGACCACGATCAGTGTCACCGACAAATACGGCATCGTGCATCCGATCAGTTTCTTCCGCCCGACCAGCGTTGATATTTACGCTCGCGTCGAGATCAAAGCACTGCAGGGCTATACGTCGGCGGTCGGCGAGGAAATCAGAACGGCTGTCGCGGCATACATCAACGAAATCGAGATCGGCGATCCGGTATACCTGACGCGTCTGTTCCTACCTGCCAACCTGAACGGCAGCGCGGACAGCGTAACGTTCGACATTACCGACCTGCAGATCGGCACCTCGCCGGGTAGCCTGGCGCCGGCAAACGTCGTGATCGGATTCAACGCGGTAGCTGCCTGTGCGCCGGCGAATGTCGAAGTGGTGGTGATCCCATGAGTGAGACGAAATACCAAAAGCTCATCACGTCCTATCACAAGCACAAGCCGAAATTTTACGACCATATCTCCCTTATCACCCAGCCCCTGATCGATGTGCAGAACGCCACAGCGAAGCTGATTGATGATTTCGACCTGGATAAAGCCGTAGGCGTGCAACTGGACGCTGTTGGCTTGTGGGTAGGGATAGGGCGGAAGATTGCCACGCCGATCACCGGCGTTTACTTCTCGTTTGATGATGATGAGCTGGGGTTTGATGCTGGGTTATGGCGCGGGCGATTCGATGCCGGCGGCTTCACTGAACTGGACGATGACACCTACCGAACCATTATCCGCGCGAAAATAGCGGCCAACCATTGGGACGGCACCACGGAAACGCTCAGTGACGTCTACCAGATCATCTTCCCGGATGGAAAAACGCGGATTTTCGCCGTCGATAACTTCGACATGACGATGTCGGTGTACATCACCGGTAATCAGATCACGCCTGTTATGCGTGCAGTAATTCTTATGGGTTATCTCGACATCAAGCCAGCGACTGTCCGCATCAAGAATTACACCATTACCACTGAATCAGGGCCATTGTTCGGCTTCGATATCAGCAACGAATTTATCTCAGGTTTCGATAAGGGCGCTTGGGGAACACTGCTAGGAGTATCTAATGGCTAAGAACGAGTTTTTACCTTTCGGCACAGCGGCGAACGCCAACGTTTTACCTAACGCTGATTATCAGGCGTTGCCAGCTCGCTCGGCTGGTTTTAATGCTGGGGTAGCCAAGTCAGAAGAATTGAACACTGTCTGGCGCCAGGCGTCGGTTATCGCCAGCGTGGTTGCGCAATTTATCGCTGATTACACAGGTAATGACGTTCTTGATAATGGGAATACAGATCTCATATTGGCATCCCTCAAATCCGCAATGGGAGGGCGCTTAATTAGCGTGCAAACATTCACTGTATCCGGAACATACACGCCGACGCCAGGTGCAAAGAAAATTCGTATTACTCTGACGGGGGGCGGCGGCGGTGGTGGTGGGTGTCAGGCTACATCGAGTAGCCAAACGTATTTCGGCGCTGGTGGTGGGGCAGGTGCCACGGTTATATCGCAGTTTATTCTTACTGGAGCCGCAAACTACCCGTTTATTATTGGCGCTGGCGGTGCTGGTGGAGTATCGGCAGTTAGTGGCGCAAATGGTAGTCCTACAACGTTCTCATCTATCCTGTCTGCTCCGGGTGGGTTAGGGGGAACTAAGGAGGGGACGACTAATACTGGTGGTGGCTATGGCGGCATTGCTACTGCCGGAGATATTAGGATTAACGGTGGTGATGGAAGTGACGGTCAATCAGGAACCACTGCCGTGAGCGGTCAGGGTGGATCATCATATTTTGGTGGTGGCGGTCGAGCTGGCGCTGGTGGTGGTATTGATGGAAAGGCGCCCGGTTCTGGCGGTGGAGGTGCTTACGACGTAGGTTACTCTGGGGCGCCAATGAATGGCGGGAAAGGCGCTTCTGGACTCATCATCATTGAAGAGTACTCTTAATAAAGTGTTATAATGCTGAGCAATAGCCAAATCACTGATATGAGGGTAATCACATAATGAGAAAGCAATTCGAAGAAATTTATGACACGGATGCTTGGGGTGGAGGATCTGGCCCCGGATCCTTCCCAATACATACAAAAGGATATGTTAAGTTTTTAGAAGGCTTTCTCCGTAAAAATGAAATAAAGTCAGTAGTTGATGTTGGCTGTGGTGATTGGCAGTTTTCTCGCTTTGTTGATTGGAATAACGCGAAATATGATGGGTTTGACGTCGTAACAAGTGTTATCGAAAAAAATAAAGAAAGGTTTGGTAATGACAAGGTCAGCTTCCACCTGAGCGATGGAGACAATGCTAATCTACCGCCTGCTGATTTGCTAATTGTCAAAGATGTTTTGCAACATTGGTCAGATGCCGCCATTATTGAGTTTTTGCCAATATTGAAGCGCTATCGCTATGCATTGATAACTAATTGCATTAACCCTGTCGGAGATACGATTCATCAAGATTCTGGAGATGGTGGATTCAGATACTTAGATTTGCGACAGTCTCCATATAACCTGATTGCTAAACATGTGTTCACCTTTACGAATAGTGAGTGGTCATGGTGGAAGATATTAAAAAAACCAGAGTGGAGAAAGTACGTTTTGCTGGTTGAAAGCAATTAGTAACACCTCTCCTAAGTAAATATATTGGCCGATATGATTCGGTCAATATATCAAAACCCTCATTAAGCATTCAGTTTTTCAATATATAACCAAAATATATCATAAGCTTAATAATGTGATTTCAATATCACAGACACTTCTTTATTTAAATTCAATTGCACGAGGTAAACCCATGTCCTCTGAAGGATTGCCAGTTGATGGCGTCGTCGGCACAGACATTGTTTTGGGTGCTCGCAGCACTCAGCAGGCCACCGACGACGCGAAAAGCAGCTTGTCAGCAGATAGCGCCGCTCAGTCTGCCGATGCAGCGTTTAAGTTTAGTCGCCAAGCCAAAGACGCCGTATTAGGAGCTGATGCTGCAGCTGACCGCGCGGAAACCGCAGCTGAAAACGCCCAAAACATCGCAGATGCCAACACCTACTACATCACGGAAACAGATCCGGATGGGACGATTGCAGGTCTAGCCGGGACGCCTGTAGGCAAGTTTTTCCGTGTCGCTCAGGGGGCTGGGAACGGATTTAAATACTATCTAAATGATAACGGTGTAGCTAAAGAGGTGTCCGAAACCGTCGGCGCTGCAGCTGTAAACGAGGCATTAGAGACGGCAAATGAAGCCGGGATCCAGGCAAAATCCACAGATACGAGAACGACATCGGTTCAAGTGGGTTTTGCCAACGATTTAGACGGCCGAGCCATTATGAACGCCTTTACGGATGGAGAGGGGCGCATCAATATTTACGACAACGAGGACGGCGATGTCGGGATTGGTGATTTTAAATTCCAAAAACTCCCACCTAACGAAGATTATGATATTGCATATTTAGATGAAAATTATATACCGCTGTTTGGTGTGTCAACGCTGGGCGGATTTCGTTACGGTAATTTCGAAGTTTTGGAAATTCCGGGGCCACCTGGGCTTGTGTTTTTGGATGAGGACTTTAAACCAGTAGCGTGTTTGCCTGGGTTTGAGAACGATCAAGACATTCCTGTTATTGGCCAAGCAGTCAAGGAGGCGTTGCCCGAGTTCCTGTGGCCTGACTATGTCGGCACAAAAGCCGGTGGACAGTCGCTTGGTTCAGGAGTGACGAAGGCAGTTGATGCAAAGGTGTATTCAACAACTCAGCCATTCGCGAATCGGACGTTTAGTGATGGGCTTTATTCTGACACAACGGGAACCGATACTATTTCTCCGCTGGTTGAGAAAATTATCGGCGTAGCCGGTGAGACCCTATGGCAGTCAGAAGGATGCCTCAGCACGCTGTCGAATGACATGATTACGCGTTTGTGTAATGAACGGGGAACCACTTACGATAAGTTGGGTATTACGTTTCTGACAAGTTCTTCGTCTGCACCAGGGTTTAATATTGCCAAGCTTCAAAAAGGGACAGATGCGTATCAGAAGGGCATAAACCATATTACAAACGGCATGCGCCTGGCTCTGAGCGAGAATAAAACTTACGCGTTTTTGTTCCGTCCGTGGTGGCAGGGTGAAACAGACATATTGCTTCAGACTCCGCGAGATGAATTTACGAAATTAACTCGTCAATGCATCACTGACGAGAACGCAGATGCGCAGCAAATCACAGGGCAGCAGGTGGCGCCGATCACGCTGTGTCATCAGTTGGCGTCTCATAATGCCTATGCACGAAAATATCCGTTCATGGCTCTTGCCCTGAGAGACTTGGCAAATGAAGGGCTAATGCACATTGCGTTTCCTGGGTATGTCTCTCGCTACTCTGACGGCGTCCATTATATGCCAACCAGCTATATGATGGGCGGTAAATATATGGAGCGACTGGCAAGCCGCATTGTTAAAGATTTGCAGGCAGGTCGGGAGGTGAAAAAACACTGGTTACGCCCTGTTTCAGAATTACGTCAGAAAAACGTATCCATATCTCGGTATGAGTGCCCGACATATCCAATCCGTTTCAAAACAGATTTTGTCATGCCGACCGATAATTTTGGTTTTGACGTGCGAAATAGATTCACCTACGAACTCTACGACATTATTACGTCTGTTGAGATTGTCGGCATTGACCGCGTCAGAATCGTTTGCTCACGTGACCTGACTGATGCGGACATTATTACCTACGGCTGGGGACGTTTCGACCCCGCAGACCCTGAAAACCCACAGCATCCACAGCGAAGCGGCCGTATCAATGGCCCGCGCGGAAATTTGTGTGATAGCGATGGTGAGCTGAATAATTCTGGTTACACAGATCAGGATGGATTTTTTATCCCGATGGATAACTATTGTGAAATTTTCTCAACGGAGTCTCTGTAATGACTACAGCTATTCGAGCCATTGGCTACAAAACACCAAACACCTCACTGCGCCCTATGTTTATCCCGGTTAACACTGCTCCCGGCGCAATGGCGCATCTGTGCCGTGATTTTGATAAAGATTACTCTGGCAACAATCACTCAGTACAGCTTGTCGGTACACCTCAAAAAACAACGTTCGGTTATCTCTGTGATAAATTTAACGGGTTGCTCACAACAGTGACTGACGGAATTGATCGCACGCTGATTGTTGTATATCGCCAGCCGGTCAATGTTACTCCGCAGTCATATATTTACCCATTCGGTAATTTAAGCCAGCAGGGAACGATAGACGGTGTTGGGATTGGTATCAGATCAGCTCAAGTTCCAACAGGAAAGAATACTGTTTCTGCGATTATTGGGGCCAACGTAAAAACAGACCCGTATCTTGGCTATGCGCAGGCTAATGCACAGGAGCCGACATCAGCGCTGAACTGGCAATTCCAGGCATTGGTTGTCAACGGCACGGGCAATTCGGCAGCGCTTTACATCCCGTGGCAACTGAATGCGCTGGTTCCTGCATCATTGGCGTCAGGTGCGAATCTTGCAAATAGGAGCATCAAAGAAAACGGAAACCCGTCATTCTACCGTGTCGGCGCATGGCGCGATAATTCAACGCCAGGTGTTACCGCTGCTCAGTCGAAAGTTGAGGTGGCCGAGGTTCTCGTCTTCCCTGGCGCTCTCACAATGGCTCAGATAGACGTACAGTACGGCTATTCGAAGCAGATGATGGCAGCGCAGGGCCAGACGCTGATGTAATGACATGCCGGGAGGGAACCCGGCGATTCAGCAAAACTATCTTTCTTTATCGATCAGGCATCTGCCATTTTCGAACTGAATCTATCTTCACATCGGTTTTTTCTTACGCTTATACTGTGTATGCATACAGTATTTGTTGTGAGGTAAAACACCATGGGAATGATGCCAAAATTTGCTAGCCCGGCAGCAGACTATGTTGAGCGCCGCTTGAGCCTTGACGAGATCTGCATTTCAAAGCCGAGCGCAACGTATTTCCTGCGCGCCGCCGGCCAAGCGCTGGCGGTCGGTATCCACGCTGACGCGTTGCTTGTTGTCGATTCGTCGGCGACGCCGGTACACGGCAGCATTATCGTAGCTGCGGAGGAAGGCGCGCATGTGTTGCGCCGGCTTCGTCTTTACCCGTATCGCGCGCTTGAGTTTCTCGATGGCTCGGGCCGGGAAACTGAGCTCGGTAATGAAGATTCGGAAGAGGGGATCGAGGTGTTCGGCGTGGTGATGTACTGCGTGAACGACATGCGGAGTTGTGAATGGGATGACCTGCCGGTTATTTGA